CTTCGTCTCATCTCATTTCCTTCTGGAAGAGCCATTTCATGACTCGTCAATTTCTTGTAAAAGAATTGTGTTCGTTGACCGAAGGTGTTGCCACCTTCACAACGATGTTGCATCTGGCTGTTAGAGTTTCCTCTAACTTGTTTTGCATTGTGTAGTTTTCAGGGTACATCCTGCACCGCGTAAGGCTTCAAGGTTCTTTGCAGTTCCTCGCAGCTCTCATCGGCGCGACTGTCATAATATAACACAGGAGGATTCTACTCGTCAACCCCCTTTTTCAAGTTTTTCAAGATTTTCCCGCGTAATATTTTTCTATCCATATAGTATCCTTCATTTCATTTCCTGTCTGCGCTTGTTTCTTTCGCGTTCCTGTGTTATTCTATGATAGAATTTATCAAAGGACAATGATCCTGAAAGGAATTTGAAATGTCGAAAAATCCGGTGAAGCATCAGTGCAGCTTTTGCAAGCGCATCATTGATGTCCGCGACCAATACGATATGCCGATCTACGATCCGAATACGGGCTTTGCGATCTGCAAGGACTGTGTGCGTGAGATCAACCGCTTCCTCGATGAGCACGATGCCTCCGTTTCCTCTGAGGAGCGGAGTTCGTTCCGTATGCAGCTGAATGATGTTCTCGAAAAGACGCGCCCGCATCTCATCAAGGACTATCTGGACACCTACATTATCAAGCAGGATCGTGCGAAAAAGATTCTTGCGGTCGCAGTCTACAACCACTACAAGCGCATGAAGTACGGCTACGATGCAACGGACGAGGACACGGAGATCGAGAAGTCGAACGTCATCATGCTCGGCCCCTCGGGCTGCGGCAAGACGGCACTGCTCTCCCATCTCTCGAAGCTGCTCGATGTGCCGTTCGCGGTGACGGACGCATCGAGCCTGACGGAGGCGGGCTTTGTCGGCGCGGATGTGGAGGTCGCCGTACGCAATCTCTACTATGCGGCGGACAAGGACGTGGAGAAGGCGGAGCACGGCATCATCTACCTCGACGAGTTCGACAAGATCGCACGCAAGTCGGGTGCGAACAACTCCATTACCGCTGACCCCGGCCACGAGGGTGTGCAGCAGGCACTCCTCAAGATGCTTGAGGGCAGTGTCGTGGAGTTCACGGCACGCGGACAGCGTAAGCATCCCGAGGCACCGACGATCAAGGTGGACACAAAGAACATTCTCTTTATCGTCGGCGGCGCGTTCGTCGGCATCGAGAAGGTGATCTCGAAACGTCTGCGCAAGGGCAATGTTGCCATCGGATTTGGCGCAGAGGTGCGCGGCAAAGAGGTGGAGAAGGAGTTTGACACGCTGATCCACCAGGTAACGCCCGAGGATCTGATGCAGTACGGCATCATCCCCGAGATCATCGGTCGCCTGCCCGTGATCTGCACGCTCGAAACGCTCGACGAGGACGCACTGCTGCGGATTCTCACAGAGCCGATCAACGCACCCGTGCGCCAGTACGAGAAGCTGCTCGCGATGGACGGCGTGGAGCTCGTCTTTACAGAGGACGCGCTGCGTGCGGTCGCAAAGAAGGCAATCGAGCGCAAGACCGGTGCGCGCAGCCTCAAGGGCATCATCGAGGAGGTCATGCTCGACGTGATGTTCGACATCCCACGCGAGAGTGCGCCGCGTCGCGTTACCGTGACGCCGGAGTGCATCACGGAGGGGGCTGCGCCGGTCATTGAGAATGCGGCGGCGGGATGAAAAATTTATCCTTGCAAAACAGCATAAACGTGTTATACTGTGTGTAGAAGTCAACGATGGTCATTGACAACCAAAAGAAAGAAATCCCCTGCGGCTGGTTACCGCAGGGGTCTTTCTTTGCAACTGGTGAGGTCGCATCTGGCCGGTGCCACAACGGCGGCTGCTTCTACCGCCCCAGCCTCTGCAGAATCAGCGTTCCGAGAATACTCCCGAGTACGCTGGTCAGCAGGGAAAGCATAACATCTCCGATGGTCATCGTGACACCCTCCCTTCCTTGCCGGATTGGCTTGGTTGGGCCGTGGCAGCTTCAGTATACCACAAAACACACGAAAAAATCCCACTGCGCTTGGTAAACGCAGTGGGATTTTTCGTATGCAACTTTATCCGCGCACGAAGTCGCCGTCCTCCTCCATGCGCCAGACCTCGTCTGCCGCTCCTGCGTGCGCGGCGAAGCGCAGGACATTCGGCGCGTCGCTCCTCTCGTAGAACGCTCTCGCGTCCTCCACCGAAAGCCCGCCCTGTACCTTGCGGGCGATGAGACGGTCGCGCAGGAGCGCGGGCGGCACGTCGATGCGAAGTGTGTAGTCTGCGAGGGCACACAGGTCGCGCCACGGCTCTTCGTCCAAGAGCAGCCAGTTGCCCTCGACGAGGAGGATCTCAGCATCCACGGTCAGCGCATCGGGGACGACATCGTGTATGCGGCGGTCATAGACAGGAAACGTGGTCGCTCCTTCCTTTGCCGATGCGAGTTTCGCCGTAAGATGCGTCACGTCGAACGTCTCGGGCGCGCCTTTGATCGATCTCAGCGGGATCTCCAGACCGTCACGCAGGATGCCATGTGTCTCCAGATAACGGTTTGGATGGTGAAAGCCATCCATGCCAAGTGCCTGAAGGCGCGTGCGTTCATTGTGCGTGCGTGCCATTTCCTCCAAGAATACAGAAATATGCAACGAGGCGATATAGCAAATCCAAAAGCGAACCCGTAAGCCCAACAGCGACAAGGCTTTACAGGAATAACACAGTGTTTTTTGCACAAAGACGAAATAGCTATTCAGAAAGGCGAATCATGGTATTTTGTAGGCAAATTGTAGACAAGAAAAACAGAGGGGACGGCGCACGATACGCTGCCCCCTCTGTTCGTTTATTCCTTACCACTCAGCGACGTTATACATGACGGTCACGCCCTTATAACGCGCCCCGTCAAAATGTGCCAGTGCCTCAAGCCGTCCCTGCTCATAGCCGATACTCATGAGCGGCTTGCCGTCAATGACGGATGCGCCCGCCTTGATACGGTGGTCTTTTCGGAGGTTGATTTTATACACGTCAACTTTCTGCTTATCTTGCGGTAGTTCTTTCCCGTCTGCGTCTTTCGTAATCGGTGTGACAACGGTACGATCAGACTTCTCCCGCGCTGCCCGTGGCAGTGTCGGCGCGTCTGCACGGATCTCTTTTTCAACCACCTGCGCCGCCTGTTCAACGGTTGGTGCTGTGACGTAGTACGTCGTTGACGGCGCACGCTGTCCTGCCTGTACTTCTGCAAGACGCTTTTGGAGTGTGTCCGCATTGGCACGTGATATATCTAGCTGCGCCCGCAGCACCTTAACGTCCCGCGTTTCTTCCTGCGTCATGACGGCGGGCTTTTCCTGTGTTGCCTCATGACCTACATAGTGAAGCACATAGACAAAGCCGAAGATCATGATGACCACGGTCAAAAGGAGCGCGATTATATGTGCTTGCTTCTTTCGTTTCTCTTCGTCCATCATAGTCCTCCTCATGCATTAGCGTAAAAATTCGCCTTACCGACGATGGTATCCATCTGCGCAAAGAGATTCAGCCCGGGGCACGCCGTCGCCATCAGCTCCCGATGTCCAACGATATGATCGCGGTCAATCGGCAGACCGTAGTCCGTACAGAGGTTGGCAAGGAGCATGGCCGTACTCTCGATCTGCTCGTCCGTCGGCTCTGCCTCCTCGAAGTTGCCGCACACATGGATGCCAATGGTGTGACTGTTGTGCCCGTAGGCATGTGCCCCAACCGTCCAATGCGGTCTGCCCTGCTCCACCGTGCCGTCCTTGCGGATGACGTAGTGGTAGCCGATGCACGTCCACCCCTGCGCCTGATGAGAGACGTTGATCTCCTCCGCAGAGAGGTCATCATCATACGGATTACCCGTGTGGTGCAGCACGATCTGGTCGGTGGTGCGGCGTGTCTCAAGACAGCTGTGGTCGATTTCAAGATTCAGGTCGTTGATGGTAATGCGTTCCATGTTACTGTTCTCCTTTCCTGTCTGCGCTCTCGCTCGAACTTTTTCCAATGCCGCCTTTCTTGCGTGCGAGCTCTGCGATTGCGCCAGCCTCTTCCACGCCAGAACGCTGCATATTTTCAAGAATTGAAATGAACTCTGTAATCGCAAGATACCCAATCACGAGACTTGTAGCAAACGCAGGGGCGTGCGCGTGCGCGAGCATAAAGTCCAGCACGACCGCCGACAATACGACACCGATGTAGCTGAGTATCTTGTGAACAAAACGCTTCCGCATCTCTTCACTGCGGATGTAGCCAAGACGGCGGGCATTCCGAATCCCTGTGAACGACTGCCAGAACGTTGGCTGCTCCGTTCCGTGATCAATGAGGCACTTGCGTGAGAGCGAGAGCCACTTGGTCACCAGATCAAGACAGACGAGGAATACAAACGCCGCAAAAATCTGTGCATGCTCCTCTGCTGCAACAGATACGATGCAGGATAGGGCGAGTTTCATCCCCCACCCCTCCTGCAATTTCTGAAATACGTGAATCATGTACTAGTCAACAAAAACTGGACACAAAAACCTAAAAATTAGTCATTAGAATTGAGATACTGTACATATTCATCGAAGATGTGATACACAGAATATCCATGACCTCCATTCAAAGGACACGTATCAAGGAGCCGCATCTTCGTGCTTTGGCGCGAACTGCTCCCGATACTGCTTCGGCGTAAGGTATCCAAGGGCATATGCAGGGCGCTCCTCGTTGAAGAAGCGGATGTAGTCGGATACCTGAGCGGGGACATTCTCCGGTGAAGTAATATGGAAATCTGTAAAGAGTTCGGCCTTGATCCAACCATTAATCGCCTCCATCGCGGCATTGTCTGTCGGTGTGCCGGCTCTGGACATTGACCTGACAATGTTGTACATGGGCAGGAGTTCGTTGTAGCTCTTGGATGCATAGACGGAACCTTGATCGCTGTGCAGGATAAGTTTTTGCTCCGGATACTGCTTCTTGAATGCAAGCACATCCTGCAAGCCGTCGAGATAGGTCATACGGTCGCCGCGCCTGGATGAAAGTGCGTGTGCAATGAGTTCGTCATTCCATAGATCCATGTACAGAGTAAGTTCGTAGTATGTGCCCTTCACATAGAAGGCGGTCATATCACTCACAATGCACTCCATAGGACCTGTAATGCGCACTCCTGCAAGCAGCAAGTTCGGATAGGTTTTAAGCGGATCTCCGGGCTTCTTGTACCTGTAGTGTTTGGAAACACTCTTGATTCCCGCAATCTTGCAGCACTTATGGGCATAGGGATCGGAAAAGATGATTCCCTTATCCAACCTGATTTTGGCATTCAGCCAGCGGTAGCCGTGGGAGGGGAAACGGCGATGGTACTCCTGAAACAACGCAACGCTCTGCACAAGCCGTTTCTTCTGCCGAGACGGATGCTGCACACTCTTTTTCCAGTGGTAGAAGCTGCTGCGCGGGATGCCAATTCTTTCGCAGAGCAGCTGAACGGGGAACTGACCGGAAAGCTCCATAACTACTTGGTACTCTTCCTGCCGATAGGAATGAACTTCTTGTCCGCACCAACTCCTTCCACCAGATAACCTTTTT